CACAATGAGTGCAGCGGCCGGGACGGTAACGCGCCCCTCTGAATTGGGGACCAGCGTTAGCCTGTACTCGTGGTTGAACCACCAGCCGGTCTGCTGGAAGTCTATGTCAACCGTATCCAGAATACGTGCAGCAGTCTGCACAGACGGATGCGTTGACGTGGTAGAACTCACTCCGCCCTCCCCTACCACAGAGAGCATCGAATTAATAATCGTAGCGCGGTCCAATTTGTTTCCTATGCAAAAAGCCCGCCGCCCCACAAGGGACGACGGGCGAATTGGTGTAGTTAAGTTCTTGGCTTACGCCTTGAACACAGCACCGCACACGTCGGGGCGGTTGACCGAGACACCGAACGCGAGGAAGCTGTCGATGAACCACTGCTTCTCTTCACGGTTGAACCAGATGTCCGACGTGAGAGGAATGGTCTCGCCAGCGAGCAGCGACTTCGGATGCAGGATCACAGCGACTGCCTTCGCCTCCGCAGCCGACACGTCGTACGCGTTGCTGTTCTGAGAGTTCGAGAGGTAGTGACCAGTGATCGCAGCCTTCGGGATGCGCGCAGTCTTGACGATGCGCGCGCCGTTGATCTCGTAGATGATACCCTTCGCGTAGTCGCCGTTACCGGCCGCGAAGTCACGCGAGATAAGCTTGTTGTTGTCGAGCAGCACCTGGAAGTGCGTCGGACGAACGAAGACGACCAGTTCTTCAACCGGGATTTCTTCCTCTTCCATCGCGACGATGATGCCCTGAATGGCCTTCGCCAGCTTGTCGGGATCGAGTTCGTCACCGGACGAGGCCAGCGAGACGTGCTTGCCAGCGCCAATCGACTGCTTCGCGGCAGTGCCATCACCGAGGACCGGAGCAGCGGCATTCGCGCCCTTGATGCCCATGATGATGAACGCCTGATCGAAGAAGAAGCCAAGCTCCTTACCGTGATCCTGCGCAAGCTCCATGCGCGCGTCGAAGTGCGTCTGAAGGTCATTCAGCATCGAACGGTTGTCGCGCGCGAGCACGACGGTATCGACGGTCAGAGAGACCTTACCGAACGGCGTGGTCTCACCCTGCGGGCGAACGCCAGCGGTCAGGGCCTTCAGCGTGGTACGACCAACGCGGTTGTTCGTAATGGTATCCGTACCGCGAACAGGACGAACCTTCGCGTACTGCCGCATGATCGCGGACTTCTTGAACTGGCTCTCGACTTCGCCGCCGTACTGTTCAAGCAGAAGATCGGTACCAACGTCAGAGAGGTCGGGACCGGGAATTTCGTAAGACAATATTCTAGCCTAGTATGTTGTACACAGCGGAGTGCTTCGTGCTCTCCGCACTGGAACCGCTGTATCTCCTAATAGGGAGGTACAGCGGCCAGTCCGTGGAAATGGTTGGGTTAAATGCCTGCGGCTTTGCCAGCACGACGACGTGCATCCAGGGCCTGAATTTCAGACCGGGACGCCCCACGATCATGAGCCTTCTTCAACTCAGTGATGTAGTCTGCGCGAGTGAGGTGCGTACCGACGACCGTACCCGTGCTGTCACCAACGGCGAGCTTGGTCGTACCGAGGCCCTTCACGTTCGGCGCAGCATTGTACATGCGCAGAAGCTCGCGAGCGCCAGCCTCCGCACGGAAGCCGCCATCGTCGATCATGCCGCGAATGGCGTCGATCTGTCCCTTGACCTTGGGATCAGCCTTCTCAGCAGCGTGCGCCCAGTCCCGCACAGCGGTCCAGTTCTTCTCACCACCGAAGACTTCATGCACCGCCTTGACGGATGCAGCCTGCTTCGTAGCCAGCGCATTGTAGTGCGCCTCTACACCGGCCATGACCAGTGTAGCCTTGTCCTTGCCGAGCTTGGCTTCGAGGCCCTTAACGTCCACGTCCTTCAGGTCGCCCGACTTAAGGGCCTTCTCGAAGTACGCGTTCGCCTCGTTAGGTCCGATGCCTGCTTCCTTCAGCAGGTTCACAGCAGCGGCAGCAGCCGGGCTGTCCGAGAAGTCAACGTAGTCCTTGAGCGGACCAGCGGCTTCCTTCTCAGCAGCAGCCTTCTTGTCGGCCTCTACCTTTGCAGCAGCTTCAGCAGCCGCCTTCTCTTCGGCAGTCTGTTCGGGCTTCGGAGCAGGATCAACGTGCGTCTCATCCTTCTCTTCCTTGGTCGGCTTCGGCGGCTCGTTTGACGGAGCCGGGGGAGCCTTGGGAATGCCGTCACCAGAAGTGATAGCACCCGCATCAAGGTTCTCAGTCGTAGCGCCCTGCGAGGACAGAGCCTTATCAGTGGCGGTAGCTTCAGTCGTCATGCAGTCTGTGATCCTTGTACTGCTGCCTTACCTGCCTCACTGGCAATGTTTCCGGCAGCTTTGAATTTCTCTTGGTCCGCTAGTTGCTGTTGCTGTTGCTGCTGTCGTTGTGCGAGTTCGTCCTGAGTGAACAGGAACTTCGCGTAATCGACTTGCAGGTTCGTAGCGGTGTACGCAGCGAACTTCAGCGGGTTGATGACGGCGCGTACGTCGTCCGGTACGTTGTTAAGCAGGCCGAGCGAGTTGATCCACTGCACCACATTCTCAAGCTCTCCCTGTCGAGAGAGGCTGTCCATGCCGGTAATGATCTGAGGCTTGATGCCTTGGCTAAGCCCAGTGAACTTGATGTGGTCTAGCGTGATGTACGCAGTCGGCTTCTGCCATTGCAGGGCCAGCCGCGAGTAGATACCACCCACAGACATTTCAAGCTCGTTCGCTTGCATCCTGATCTCTTCAGCCGTAACGCGTTCAGCACTACGAGTGAGTGTCGAGTTCAGCAGGAACGCTTGCGCGATCTGCTTCTCGTACCGTTCGATCATAGTGACGATGAAGTTCGCGTCGTTCGCCTTGTTCAATTGAACAGCAGCAACGTCGCCTTCCTTACCACTGTGATACGAGCCAGCCGCCGAACTGTTCAGGGCCTGTACGTCAACCAATGACGCCGGGTTCACGAGGAACTTGATGTCGCCCATGATCGCAGCCAGATTGATAAGCGACTGCGTGAGCACTTCGATAGCGTGGAATGCACCAGCGTAGTCTTCGACCAAGCCGCGTCCGTAGTCCTCGCCGCGAACAAGCGTCCACGTCAGAGGTATCCACGGCAGAACATCGCGAGGCCAGCTAGCACCTTCGGTATCGAGTTCAACGTGACCAGCTTCCTGCTTCGCGTAGAACTTGCCGTCGTCGTGCAACTTGATCTGTGTGTAGACAACAACGTCAGAGCTATCTTCATAGTCGTGCTGCTTAGATGTGCGCAGCAGGTCCTGTACCTTGGGAGCAAACGTCTCGAATGCTTTGCACTCTCGCGTGATGATCTCAATGACGACGCCGCTAAGATCACGTACGACGCAGTAGTCACGCAGATTGAAAACCTGTACAGGCTTCCCTTCAGGATGGTACACAAGCGCGTTGCCAGTGGTGATAAGCAACTGCGCAGCGGTCGTGCACTGCGGACGGTACGCAACCATGTCAAGGTATTCCATAGCCTCGCGCTCAGTGGCGTTAAGCTCTGCTTCAACCTTGCTGGTTAGTTCAGCGACTTGCGCCTGATCTGCGCCCTGCGTTAGGGCCTTGATCTTCTTCTGCTGCTCTTGGCTCAGCGTGAGCCGGAAGAAGGGTCCTTGCGGACGGAAGAGAGTAGTGACGACTTTGTTTGACAGATGGTTCACGGATCGTGCACCGATGCTGTCATTGCTCAGTTGTCTCTCGGATGTATCCGCAGTCCCGGTCTGTTCGGTGAACAGGAAAGGAAGCGTCCACTTCGCGTACTGCTCGCTCCGTGTCTTGAGGCTACTCTTCTTCGCGTCTAGCTTTTCCCACCTCTGTTGCAGCGTGCCCTTCAGTGCGGAGTACTCAGCCATTACAGGCCCAGTCCACCCTTACCGAGACCGCCGAGCGGCTTACCGAACACGCGCTTCTCGTCGAACGTCTGATACGTCGGAGAAGCAGAAGCAGCGGTAGTAGTGGCTCCGTCGCCAACCTTAACGTCCGCGCCAGGAGTGCGCGCAGTCGAGGTTGCGGGAGCGGGAATTACAGCAGGCGGAGGTGCGGGATTGTCACCTTTGTTACCGAACAACGCTGCGGCACCGCCGAGCGCGGCCATGCCGATTGTAATCGGGTCGCACAAATTAATTGATCCTTTTAGATACGGTGTTGGCCTCGCGCGTGTAGCCAAGCCGCTCGTACAGTCTCAGTATCCTCTCTTCGTTGACGTGCGTGCTGACGCCCGCGCGTACGTGAATGCAATTCAGACGCATAGCGTCTTGCTCGAACTGCTTTATCAGTCGTGGTGCTAAGCTAGTGCCGCGATATTCAGGGAGGATGTAGAGCAAGAGTTCGTAGGCATTCAGTTCTTGATCGTACCAAGTACGATTGGCTAAGCCGAACATGAAGCCGCGAAGATCGCTGTCTATGTACCCAATGAAGTTGGGCTGCTCAATCATAGAGGCGAGTGTTGTACTAACGTACTGTTCGTCGGGCTGCACCTTGTTGTAGTGCGGGCTCTCGACATGCAACGCGAGAAGCATTTCAATGATAAGGCCGATGTCTTCGACCTTGATTGGACGAAGCATTACGTCCCCAGTTTTACGATGGCTCCATTGGGTTGCACCTGCCTGACAGCATTCGGCTCACCTGTTACAGTGCGGCCTTGCCTAGCGTGGTGCTTGATCCATTCGATAACCTTCTGCTCGCCTACTGACTGCATCAGTGCATCGCGATCAAAGCCCGGCTCAACCACGAACGGTTGGAAGGCTTTGCTCAGTGCAGTGATGAACTCTTCGGAGACAGGAGGGATCGTCAGCGCTCCTACGAACGCGGACATTGTACTGGGTGCATGATCGCCTCGTACAGGCCAGCCTCTTTGAGAAACCTATCTAAGGTATCTGGCAGAGGCTGGCCCATAGCGACGAAACGAATTGCTTCTTCCAGTTTGTCCTCGTCGGACAAATCTGTGTAGCTCAATAGGTGTTCCTTGAAATAGTTCTTTTATCTAATAGGGAGGAACTCAACCGAAGAAATACGCGCTCTGCTTGACGCTCGTAATATCGAGCGTGCCATACGCAGGCAGTTCGGGAAGCTCAAACTCCGTAAGTAGGTACTGCGTAGCTAACGCACGCAGCGGATCGTGTCGCTCGTAAAGCTCCACGAAGGTCTCTCGGATGATCTCGTGCAGTCGCGCAGTATCAGCAGCATGTGTACCGAAGTCATCATGGATGAATGCCAGCGGAAGAATACCTTCCGCCTTGCAGCGTCGTACCACAGCGCGCATATGCGCTGCGTCTTGTGAGTGCACGAAGTTCGGTGCCACCGCGTTGCGCTGACGGTTCTTGTCGATCTCGTCAGTGAAGCTACCGATGCGAAGCTGGAAGCGCCCGCCGAGTTGCGTGTCGATCTTAGACGACGTGATAACCCGCGTCCCCTGATACACTGGGAAGCCGTCAGCAGCCGTCCAGTAGATCGGCTCGTTGCCCTTGGACAAAACACCAGCGCACTTCTGAAGCCACCCCATCGCGTCCCTAGCGGCTACAACCACCTCTCCAATGGCCTTCCACAAATGCGGAGTGAGCCAGCACGCGGCCTTGAAGTTGCCAGGGAAGTGTTCGCGGTCGGTCTCCATGATGTACTCGAAGATGTACTTAGTGCACGACTGCCGGGTTGATCCGTACGGCAGTGTCATGACAGGCCGCTTGGCGCACTTGCGAGGGATAGTACCCTTTCCGTGCTTGTCGATGAACTCGATCCACAGCTTGAGCCAGTCTATGTCTTCGGTTATCGGCTCCGTATTCCGCAGTGCCTTCGTACAGACGGACGCTACCGCCGTGTAGATGTCAGCAGGTACAGCGGCAGGAACAAGGTTCGTCGCAGCGCCGCCAACTGCGTCTCTAAGCATTGCAGAGAAGTGCTGTAGTCCGTTGCACGTTCCGTCGAGACCATTGGCATTATGCGAGACGAACTTGTCTGCACCGACGCCGAGTGCATCGAGCGCGATTGCGTCTCTGTACTCGAACAGCCATGCGAGGAACTGCCAAGGCTTGTCTGCATTCGCCCACACGTCGGTATAGCTGAGCGGATCGTTCGCTGCTCGTACGAAGAACTCTTTGTTCTCGTCAACCCATTTCACCCTGTCATCGTAGCTGATCTTGTCGTTACCGAACTTGTTCGCTCCTGTAACTCTGAACCAGTACCAGCCTGTAACGCCAAGAGGCTTACCGACGTACGGTCGCAGCAATCCCTTGGCGATGTCAGAGCCTTGAGGATTGAAGCCTGCGGTAGTGGGATAAAATCGTCCACGACTATCAGCGTACCAGACGTACCAGAAAGCTTCCTTGTGCTGATACTCGCTGGCGAGACGTATAATACGCGCGGTCTGGAACGACTTGCTTCGTCGCTCTTTCTCTTGCGTGTGTATCTCTGCCGCTTCGTGCTTCCAGTCAGTAAGCTTCTCCTGTTCTTCAGGCGTGAGTTCTGTATCCCGTTTCTCGACGGGGCTCGGAGGGATCGTCAGCGGGTCCTTCTGCGGCATACCAATGCGCAGGTTCTTATTCCAGCACTGCACGACAACCGCGAGCACTTCACTATTCACCGTCCACTGCACAGCCTGTAAGGCGTTCAGCGCTTCTGCGGTCAAGGTCAAGTCGCCAGCAACAACGTGCTGTCGATGCCGCTTGCCGCTCGTCTTAATCATTGGAGTGGATTGCCGTAGCTCAGGGCTGTAGTAGCCGCCTTGGTTCAACGCGGTCCAATCGTCCGGTTGAATGATGCACGGCATTTTATCGGGGAAGAGAAACTTGGAGAACTCTTTGTGATCCTCGATCCACTGCTTAGCGGTCTCCGTGGGCACCAGTAGCGTACGTGTCTTACCGTGCTGGTTGAACTGCCGCTTCTCCATGAGGTCGGTGTTCGTCAGTACAACGTCCACAAGCTTCATGCCGACTTCGGCTCGCTCTGCGACGGTCCATTCGATCCACTCGTCTGCAAGCTCGTTCGCCTTGTGCGTCAGTACACGATGCATGTAGCGATAGTCCTTCGTCCCCTTGCGGGCGAAGTCCTTCTTGATCGCGGAGTAGTAGTCACCGTGCAGTTCTTGGAAGCGCGAGAACCGAACCTCGTCCTCGATCATTCTTCCGATGCGTGTAGCGATGCCTGCAAGCGGTGCCTCGTGAGTGAACGAGTTGAACACCGCCTGCATAGCCAGGTACATCGCCTTGTCCGGTGCAACACGCTTCAGCAGCGTCCGCACCTTGCCGTGTTTACCGGGCTTGTCGGTATCGACGAAAGAGGTCAGCGCCTCGATAAGAGGCTGCATGAACTCTTGCAGTAGTCTGTTGGCGTACGAGGTCTGTGCGCCGCGTCCTTTCTCTTCTGCTTCCTTTGTAGTGCGGTCGTAATACTCTGCACCCTTGAGGACCATGTTACGTTCGAGTTCAAGCTGATCGTCTATCGTCTGCATTTTAATTATTGGGCCTTCGCCTTAAGTTCAATGCGCCGAGTTCGCGCTTTCTTGTTTCTTCGTTCTCGCTTTTCGTCATCCGTCTTATGAAGCGGATGGTACAGCCCGGTCTGATTAGTCTCGTGTCTAATCCAGTACAGAATTACTCTGCCAAGAAAGTCCTTGACGGGCATAGTACGTTTTGCGCGATTTGCGAGGTTGAATATCTTTCCTTCGATGCCGTTGCAATTGCGACACAACACGCCCCGTATTAGTCCGGTGCGGTGATCGTGATCCAAGCATGAAGTTGCAACAGTCAGCGGCTCCGGGCAGAGGCAGCATTTGTATTCCTGCTTCGCCAACAGAGCCGCTTTGACAATCGGTATCTCGGAGTTCTTGATCCTACGGCGTGCCGTATCCATAGGACCGATGCTTGATGTAGTAGTCCAGCCACCACTTAGGAGGATGGATGCCGATCTCGTTCAGAGCACGGCGCAACATGCGCCGCACTCGTCTCTTGTCCACGTCACCGCTGAATGCGAAGCGCGAATGGTTTCGCTTGTTCTCGAAGTCGCACCAAGGAACCATAACTATGATGCCGTGCTTATACCTCATGCGGCTGCGCACTCCCGCCAGTAGTTGAGCACACAGTTCGCATCTGCGGCGCGTTGCCGCATCCACAGTAGTTGCCCTTCAGACGCGAACGCTTTACCCCACGACACAGGATCACCTGTCTTGTGGTGCACGAAGCCTTCGCTCTCGCCGTACCGCCGATACATATTCTTGATCGTGTGATACGCCGTGCGCGGATTGTCGATCATGTCGAGGATCAGAATAGCGGTAGCTGGTCCGCACTGACCAGACGTACGTTCGTCGAGTACCTTCTGCGCCTTCTCCTTCTTCACGTCGCTCGCGCCATCATCTTCGAGAACAGCGCGTGCCTTGATGACAGCCTGCGTTGGCTTGATCGCGTTCATAACATGACCGGGGATCGCCGGCAGACCACTGATGTTGTCCGCTGTGTCACCGATCAGCATCTGAGCCCAAAAGAATTTGTGCCCGTGTCCCTTCAGTACCTTCACGCTACCGCTAGGCATTTTGCGCTCAACGAGATTGACTTCACCGAAGTCATCCTCGCCGTTCCACGTATCCGTAATCTGTCCTGTGTTCCAGTCCAGATGCAGGCCGGGGACCATGTTCAGGTCCTTGTCCTTGGATGCGATGATGCTCAGGTTGCGATCACCCGCAGCAATCGCTGCGTACTGAGACGACGACATTCCGTCGTCAGCTTCGCAGAACTGATGCAGCGTGCCGGGGTAGCGCTTGACCAACCACTCTCGCATGATGCCAAGGTAGCGAGGCTTCGGCTTGTCTACGCGGTTGCCTTGGTACTCTTTGATGACCGCGAGATCGTAGCGTCCTCCTTTGTTCGAGGTTGACGGCGTAAGATGCAAATGAACGCGTTCAGCGCCAGCAAGGCCACGAAGGTTATCAACAGCAACTTCTGCGTTGTGTTGCATGTCTTCGTACGTCTTGTCGCTGGTGCCGTCTGCACTCTCGGCTGTGACTTGATATGCAAGGAAGTCTGCATCGATATGGACCGTGCGTCCAGCAACGGTCGGCGGAAACTCGATCTGCTCAGCGTCGTGCGCTAAGCCATCGAGGTCCGCCAGTTCAATACCGTTGACCTTCACTTAGACGAGACCGAGAGCGGCCAGCGCGTCGTTCGCAGAGCCTTCGGCCTTCGGAGTGGCCTTCGGTGCCACCGCAGCCTTCGGCTTCTCAGCGGGCTTCGCAGCAGCCTTGGGAGCGGCCTTCGCCGGAGCTTCCTTCGTCAGAGGCTTACCCGCAACCGCAGCGGTCTCGATGGCGTCCATTTCCTCGCCGCTGATCTCTTCCGGTTCCTCGTCAGTCGGTAGATCGGCAACGCCGCCAATCAGAGCTTCAAGAGCCGAGCCCTTGTAGTTCTTCGCGGACAGGATGCTCTCCTGAAGCCAGTTCTTGCTGACTTCCTCTTCGACGCCGCCGTCCTTCTTCACGGTGCGAGTGCCGTCGATGTACAGGCTGTCCCAAGTTTCCTTGGTCGGGTTGTTGAACAGGAACAGACGCAGCGGGCTGATCGGATCGCGAACCGGCACAGCAGTCTTGGTGCCTTCCAGCGGGTCCGTGACGAACGGGGCACTGATGCCGTACACACCGTCGTTGTCGAGGTTCACGTAGGTCTTCTTGGTGCCTTCCTTCTCGACAACGTTGTGATAGATGTTGATGATGAAGGCTTCACCGAGCATCTGTGCCATGTGCTTGATGCTGTCGCGTCCGTACGTCATTGCACCGAACAGCTTCTTGAACTTCGCCTTGTCGCTCAGCTTCTTGCTGATGCGGATCGACACACGGTCTGCACGCACACGCTGCTCGCCCTCGTGCTCGTACTCCTTGATGTTCTTCTTCGGATGCAGAAGCTCGAACGTCAGTCGCAGGTAGTCCGCGTCGGGCTTCTTCTTGCCCTTGAACTCACCGCCGTCATGCTTGCCGAGTTCGATGTACTCGATGAAGCGTCCGACCGTGACGCCAGCTTCAGGCGGGTCATTATCGAACGTCGTTACTTGTACTTCGGTCTGGTCTTCGCTCTCCGCAGCCATCGCTGCGAGTTCGGCAATGCTCAATGCTTTAGTCATGTAGTCTCCTTGTGTGGGCGCAATGCCCCTGCTGGATTAGTGAAGCGCCCCGTAGGCGCAAATGGATAGGGTGACTGCGTAGATCGCTACGATCAACCAACCGTAAGCTCGTTCGCTCACGCCGCCACCTGTAGCTGATACACATACAGGCCATCGCCCATATGCTTCTTGTTGACTGTGTGACTACCGTGCTTAGGCTTGCGCAGATGACGCAGTTGAGCCGATACAGACGGCTCAGGGTCTCCGGTAGACAGAGAGATAGTTTCGAGTGATCGCCACTCGCCATCCCGCATTACGTTGAACACGCGCTTAAGCTGGCTGCTCAGGCGTGCATCGTCGCGCTCAGGAACGTAGTCTGAGCCATCAAACTTATTCATGTTGTCCTATGCTGCTTGCTGCCAGTGATGCAGCTTGTTCATGTTCGGCCCGTACTCGACTTCGACCGGGAACGGCACAGTGATGTTCATGCCGTAGCGTTCGTTGTAGAACTCGGGGATGCTTTCCATAATGCGCTTGGTGTCAGCCGCGTCGGTCCATTCGCAGTCGTGAACCGTATTCACGAGCAGCGCCTTGCCGCCGTAGTTGTCGTTGGAAACGAAGTGCCTCCACAGTCGGCCGAGCATCGCCTGCACGAACTCACCGCCAGTGCCTTGCACCGGGTAGTTCTTCATTTCAGGCGGATTGAACGTGTCTAGCTTGCCGCGCTTTCTTGCGTACTCTGGCGCATCATACGAACGCCAAGTGTAGCTAGTTCCTGTAGGAGCTTGCCAGTATCCTCGTCGATAAGTCTTCCACTTGCCGTCGTCTCCAAGAGCGTGGAATGGCTCTGCTGATTTGATGACTGCGGTTTCAACTGCGGCGTTGAAAACGACAACGCCGGGATACATCGCATCTTCCGCTTGCATGAGTGCTTGAGTTTCCTCAAGGCTCATACCAGTCTCTTCCGCAATAGTCGCAGCGCCTGCTCCGTACGCCCGCTGGAAGCTGAAGATTTTGCACTTCGTTCGTTCTTTCTTCCCCGCCTTGTAGTCGGGATGGTCCTCGTTCTTGCACCAGTCGAGTGCATACTCGTATGTCACTTCGGGACGGGTAGAACACAATTTGGCTGCCACACGTTTGCAGTGGAAGTCCACCTTGTCCCGTAGGTCTTGGCATAGCTGTTCGTCTTCCGTGAGTACGCCTTGCACAACGACTTCAAGCTGGCTGTAGTCAGCCTCGATCATTTCGCCGTCGTCACCGAACCGGCTAACGAACATCGCCTTCACTTCGGACTTGTCGCCGCGTGGTAGGTTCTGTCCGTTCGGATCAGATGAAGACAGACGAGACGTTACCGTGCTCGTGTGGTTCAGCTTGTGGTGGATCATGTGGTCGTGTCGCTGCACGCATGTCAGCATGCCCGACAACTCACCCTTGGCGTCCTGCTTGACGTAGTAGGTGCCGATCTCCTTATCGAGCTTCTGCTTCGTGCGCAGAGCCTTCACGAACGGGATGTTACGCAGAGCAAGCTCCACGATGATGTCACCGCTCGTGCTGTAGATCGGAGCGCCGTAGCCGTCTTCGTTCTTAGTCGCCCACGCTTCCTTCGGCTCAGTGGCGCGAGGGAACGTGTAGAAGAAGTCTTGGTACTTGGTCTTGATCTCGCCTTCGATCTCAACCTTCTTGGTCTTGTACTCGCCCTTCTTCTTACCGCTTAGGTATTGAACGTACCGGCT